GGACAACTCCACGGTGCATGATATGATGGGCAACTCCACGGTGCAGGATATGTGGGGCAACTCCACGGTGCAGAATATGAGGGACAACTCCACGGTGCATGATATGAGGGGCAACTCCACGGTGCAGGATATGTGGGACAACTCCACGGTGCAGGATATGAGGGACAACTCCACGGTGCAGGATATGATGGGCAACTCCACGGTGCAGGATATGAGGGACAACTCCACGGTGCAGAATATGAGGGACAACTCCACGGTGCAGGATATGAGGGACAACTCCACGGTGCATGATATGATGGACAACTCCACGGTGCATGATATGATGGGCAACTCCACGGTGCAGGATATGTGGGGCAACTCCACGGTGCAGGATATGAGGGGCAACTCCACGGTGCATGATATGATGGGCAACTCCACGGTGCAGGATATGAGGGACAACTCCACGGTGCAGGATATGTGGGGCAACTCCACGGTGCAGAATATGAGGGGCAACTCCATCTCCAGAGACAGCGGAAATAAAAAAATAAAAATTTCCAGCGAATGTGATTACGAGATCGTAAAAGAGGAAAACAAAAAATCATGAAAAATGTGGCAAAAGTTTTTATAGCGGTAGGGCTTGGAATCCTGTTTCTTGGTGGAATGCTCGATGCGGATGGAATGTATTATGTTTTTCTGCTGATTGCAATAGCTCTCGGTGCGGTGATTGCACTTATTGGAGTTGTGATCTTTGACGTGGAGAACCGCCGGGAAGAAAAGCGGAAAGCAGACTTTAACATGATCCGCCGGAAGGACAAGCTTGACGCTGATGTTGAGTTCCTTTGGGAATTTGAGGACAAAAAAATAGCACCCTAAATGTTTTGGCGAACTCAGGTGCTATTTAAACGTAGGAATACAAAAGTACTTCTGCGTTTATTATAACACGTAGTTAAATTTTTGGAAAGCGTGATTTTATGATTTACAGGAAATGCAGAATCTGTGGATGTAGTTTAGATCCCGGCGAAGGAAACATGTGTGAAGAATGCCGGGACGAGCAGTACATGAAGCAATAGCAAGAGAAAGCTGTCAGATACATGGTGTTATCTGCAGATTTCAGACAGATGGAAATGGAGGAATTTTTAAATGGCAGCAACTAGATTATGCAGAACGGATGCTGGAAAGTTAATTGACGGACTTAAGGATTTATCGGCATTACTTGAAAACCTTGGTCTGGAAGATGGAAGTGTAAGACTTACGGCAGACGGAGATATTCGTGGAATATTTACCTTAGACAAAAATGTTCTGGAAATCATTATTGGAGACGACCAGAAAGAGGAAATGGTCAGGTACCGTGTTTAAGTCCGTGGAGGTAGGAAATGTACAGTGATTACATACCGGACAGTCTCGATATGCTCGAAGAGTACGAGAGGGACAGAGAACGCCGCCACAGATTATATGAGAAACAAGCCAGACGTGAAGAGATGGCAGATATTGAATCAGAGGAAGAGAGGATAAAAGAAAGATGGAAGAATTTGAAAATTTAATTGTGGAAAAACTTATGTCCACTGAAAGAGATGGAATGAAAGATTTGATTGCAGCCATGAAAAATGATGGATTTTTTACGGCTCCGTGTTCGGGTTCTAACCATTTAGCAAAAGAGGGAGGTTTAGCAGAACATAGTTGGAATGTTCTTGGAATCATGCAGGATATGTCATTTTTATTGACACAAGGACCAGAAACTTTATCCGATAAAGCACAGAATGCCATTATCATTTGTGCTTTGCTGCATGATCTTGGAAAGATGGGAGATTATGGAAAACCAAACTATGTACCTAATATGATCAAGAGCCGGAAAAAGGATGAAAATGGAGAATATCCATGGGTACAGTCAGAAGCAAAACCATATGAGACAAATAAAGAACTGCTGTATATTCCGCATGAAGTGAGAAGTATTGCGATCGCTGAAAGATTCATCAAGCTTACAGAGGAAGAAGAGCAGGCTATCCTTTGGCATAATGGATTGTATGGATCGTTTAAATATGATATTTCCGGTAAAGAAACGCCATTGTATCTGTTGTTACATTTTGCTGATATGTGGTCAAGCAGAATTGTGGAGGAGAAGTCATGAGTTTAAAAGAGAAACTGTTGTTTATACAGGTAAATTTGAAAGCTCCTAAAAATTTATACAACTCTTTTGGCAATTACAATTATCGTAATGCAGAAGGAATTTTAAATGCTGTCAAACCTTATCTCGACGATAATAAAGTATCTCTTACTTTATCAGATTGTATGGAGTGTATTGGAGATCGAATTTACGTAAAGGCAACAGCAACATTGCATGACTGTGAAAGTGAAGAATCCATAAGTGTTACTGCTTACGCAAGAGAGGCAGGAAGTAAAAAAGGTATGGATGATTCACAGATTACCGGGACAGCATCCAGTTATGCACGCAAATATTCCTTAAATGGTCTTTTCCTTTTGGATGATGAAAAGGATGCAGATTCAGATGAATATAAAAAACAGGTGGAAAGACAGACAGAGGAGCAGGCTTTCAATGAAAGAGTAGAAAAAGAAGGACATGAATTGGCATCACAGGCACAGAAAAATTGTATTTTCGCAATCTGCAAAAAACATGGTGTTGATGTCAAGGAGCTGTATTCATCAAATAATCTCAATGAAAAGAAATTAACAAAAAATGATGCAACGAATGTAATTAGAAGTCTGAAAAAGAAATATGGTGATGATTAATGCATGCACTTGTAAAGATTAACCAATACCGAGAGCGGAAAGACGGAACAGACTTGGTTGTATCTGTTCCAGATCTGAAGCTTGCGGACATGTTCCAAAGAAAGAAAATTAGAAATGCCGAGATCAGGTTTGATGATGGCAGACATATATCTGCAGAACAGAGAAAAAAGGCATATGCCACGATAGGGGATATTGCAGACTGGACTGGATATTTACCAGAAGAAGCGAAAGAAAGACTTAAGAATGAATATACAGTACGAACAGGAGTAGAACATATCAGTCTTTCAAATTGTTCAATGGATACAGCAAGAGACTTTATTAGCTTTCTGATTGAATTTTGTTTGGAATGGGGGATACCACTTTCTGGAAATGTAATAGAACGTACAGATGACATAGGAAGATATCTTTACTACTGCCTGTTACACAAAAAATGTGCGATCTGCGGAAAAGACGGAGAGATTCATCATGAGGATGCAATCGGAATGGGTAATGACAGGAAAAAAGTAGATGATTCCAGTTATAAAAAAATCTGTTTGTGCAGAGAACACCATACACTGGCACACAGCCTTGGAGTGATCCGGTTCAGAGAGATGTATAAGGTCTATGGAATTGTTGTAAAGGATTTATAGGGTTGAAACACCTTGCCAAATGGCAGAAAGAAACCTATTCATGCAGAAAATGATATATCACGATTGTTGGAAGCCATGATTTCCCGGTGCTGTCATGTACCGGGAGAAAGGAGAAGTTTTGAATTTAGAACAGAAAACAATTACCTCAGTTGAGGTTGCGGAGATGGTGGAAAAAGAACATAAAAATTTAATGAGAGATGTACGTTCTTATGTAAAGGAATTAGGAGAGCTCAAAATTGAGCCCACCGATTTCTTTAAAGAAAATACATATAAAACAGAGCAAAATAAGACATTACCATGTTATGACATTACCAAGAAAGGCTGCGAGTTCATCGCCCATAAACTGACAGGTATTAAAGGAACAGAGTTCACGGCACGCTACATCAATCGTTTTCATGAGATGGAAGATGTTATTCAGAAACCGAAGTCTCCAATGCAGCTTTTGGAAATGGAGTTTGCAGCTCTCAAAGAAGTAGACAGTAAAGTGGATGCAATCAACAGAGATTTGCAGGATTTCAAGGAAACGTTGCCGTTGCTCCCATCGGACGCAGATGATGTGAAAGCGGAAGTAAATAAGCGGGTGATTGATTGCTTGGGCGGTAAGAACAGCAATGCATATCATGACAGCTCCATCCGTGGAAAGGTGTATTCAGATATTTACCGGGAATTAAAAAGACAGTTCGAGGTAAGCAAATATAACTGCATCCACAGAAATCAGAAAAATATCGCTATTGAGATCGTAAGAAACTATGAACCACCGTATGTACTGGCAGAAGAAATCAAAGACAGTAATGCGCAACTGAATCTGGAGGATGTCGATGGAGTATAAATTTACAATACCGTTGAAACCGATCACAAAAAAGAATAGCCAGAGGATTGTATTTACCGGGAGCGGCAGACCATTTATCATCCCATCCGAAGCCTACACGAAGTATGAAAAGGAATGCAGGGCATATATGCCGGATATAAAGACCATTGAAAGCCCTGTGAATGTAAAAGCTGTGTATTATATGCCAACTGGAAGAAGAGTTGATCTGACAAATTTGCATGAGGCATTGCATGACATTCTGGTACATTACGAGATCCTTAAGGATGATAACTGTAAAATCATTGTTTCCACTGATGGGAGTTATGTGGATGTAGATAAATGGCATCCTCGTACAGAAGTGACAATATCGGAATTGGAAACGGGGTGATCTGGTGGATGGCAACTACATAAAACTGAGCCGTGGACTTCTGGATTGGGAGTGGTACACAGACATTAATACAACCCGGCTGTTTATCCATATGTTGCTGAAAGCCAATTGGAAGGATGGAAATTTCAAAGGGACAACGATTCCACGTGGATCGTTTGTCTCGTCCATCGGGAAACTGTCGGGCGAAACAGGGCTTACAGACCGTGAAATTCGCACAGCAATTTCGCATTTGAAAAAGACAGGCGAAGTGACAAGCAAAACGACAAACAAATTTAGCGTATTTACAGTAGTTAAATACGATTTATACCAGACAACCGACAAGCAGAATGACAAGCAACCGACAGACAAGCGACAGACTAACGACAAACTAACGACAACAATAGAAGAAAAGAAAGAAGGAAAGAAGGGAAGAAACACACCCCCTATATCCCCCTTGGAAAAATTCGGAGAGTTTGCCGCAGCCTATCCGAAACGGTGTACTGGTTGTCTTGCTGAAACAGAATATTGCAATGCGGTACTGGCTGGTGTAACGGAAGATGATCTGATAATGGCTGCACAAAATTACGCTGTTGATTGTCAAAAGAAAAGGACACCTGATCGTTATATTAAAAATGCAGAGAATTTCTTGAAAGAAAATTTGTTTATGCAGTATCTGAAAGGAGAGAACGATGGACCAGTTGGAAGAGATACTGGAACGCATGAAAAATCACTCAACGAACTTATGCAGGAATGCGGAGACACCGGAGACTTCCAAGGATTCTGATGTGTGTCCAATTTGCGAAGGTCGGGAGTGGATCTTGAAAATAAAAGACGGAGTTGAAATAGCAGTACCGTGTAAGTGCCGTGAGAAAGCGGTCATGTCAAGGCGGTTGCGATTCGCAGATATACCGGAGGCATTCCGTGGGATGGATCTGAGATCGTTTCGAATGGATGTGTACAGGAAGCAGGAAAGTAAAAAGATGGTGTCAGATGCTTGTAAAATCATAAAAACCTATCTGGATGATTTTGAGAGCCAGAAGGAAAGAGGCATGGGACTGTATATCTGGTCGAGAACAAAGGGAAGTGGTAAGACGAGGATTGCTGCCGGGATTGCAAATGAACTGATGAAAAGATACACAGTCAAATTTGCAGTATCGCTGACCATCTTGCAGGAAATTAAGAATACATGGCGCAGGGATGCAGCAGGCAGTGAAAGCCAGCTTTTAGATGCACTTTCCACAACGGATATTTTGATCATTGATGATTTTGGTGTGGAAGCACCGGCGGCATGGATTAACGACAAAATGTACCAGATCATCAACGAGCGTTACATAAACAAAAAGGTAACGATTTTCACGAGTAATGATCCACTGGACAAAATATCCTATGATGACCGGATCACGAACCGGATTAAGGAGCGGACATATCAGATCGCATTTCCAGAAGAATCAGTCCGGGATCATATCGCAGAGCGGATGCAGGAGGAAATCATTGAAAAGATGATGGCGGGTGGAAATATAAAATAAAAAATACAAGGAAGGTGAACAAATGCATAACGTACAGCAGAGACAGAGGTTAATTCCGTCGAGTGTTTATAAGCAGGAATTAGCAAAATGCCAGTTAGGAGATAATATCGCGAATCACATGGGATATATTTTTACAGCCATTTTGTATGACAAGTTTGATATGACGTTTAAGCAGGTCACGAATTTTTATAGCAAAACCGTTGAGCGTCGGAAATCTTGGCAGGACGATGATGACGAAGCGGTAACGAGCGAGAGCATGATGGCATATTGCCGTAAAAAGAAAATTGATGTGGTCAAGTGGGTAAAATCAATCCCAATGTCAAAAAAATTGTATATGGCAGATATAAAAAATGGACGGGCAGTGCTTGGCGCAGATCGGAATATCGAGAGCGCGCTTGCCTCCACAATGTATCTGACAATTCCGACATTAAAAGATACTTACCGCTTTTCGAATGCCAAAATCGAAGAATTTATGAATTGGGTTGCCTATTACATTGATTCCTATTGGCGCAAGCAGCCAAAGAGTAAGGAACACTATCTGACGGATGAGATTATTCGGAATCAGTTTATTGAGGATGAAAATTGGGATATTGTAACAGGAAAAGCGGCGAAATAAGGATTATTAACATGGGAGAAATGACAAAGACAAGCGTAAAATACTGCCGGAAATGTATTTACTCTTATAAACACAGTCAGACAGAAATCATGTATGGATATTATTTACAGACCAGATTAAGGCGTGGATGCCCGGTTGGGATGTGCGACAAGTTTGAGAAGAAAGGCAGAAAGAGAAAGGTGAAGTTGAAATGACTGATGAAACCAAGCAGGAGATAGAAGTGGTACTGATGTTGTTAAAAAATACACTGGTAAGCAATGGTGTAAGCATAGCACTTGAAAAAAAAGACGATGGATGCATTATGTTTTTTGATACCGCAGAGTATTGTCGCACCGGGAAATATAAAGGGGTATCTGTTAAAATAACGGATTTAGTGAGATAGGAGAAAAATAATATGGAGATTAAAAAGAGAATTTATCCAGCATATGCCTTTACTGAAAATGAGAGAGAAAAGTCAATCATGAACAGCACAATTTATAAAGAATTAAAGGAAAAATACAGAATTTCAAGATATAAAGTTGATAATCTTGATGATTATGACATTGTCTTAGACTGTAAACCTGATATATATCGTTCGACATATAAGGTTATTAAAAATAACACGCAATTATCCGACTTAGAACTGGCATTAATTTGTGATGATGGAAGCCTTTGCTTTGGGTACAGCAGACATGGAAATGAGTTTTACATAAATGAGGATTAGATTTAGTGAGGTAGAAATATGATGGAGTGTATGAAAAGCATGGCTAAAAAGCCACAGACCAATGCAGACCGGATCAGAAGCATGACGGATGAGGAGTTGGCAGAAGTATTATTTGGAAGTTGCATAGAACACATTGGCGTAGAGGAATGTTCTCATCCTGAAAAGGCTTGCAAATCATGTGTTTTGGATTGGCTTAAGGCAGAAAGTGAGGAATAGCATGAGACTTGGAGAAGAATGTCCATACATAACACCATGCGGTTGGTGTAGTAGGCTTTGTAAGCCATGTGAGGAAAAGGAAAAGCAGAAAGCGAGGAAGCAACATGGAAAGATTAACAGAAAGGAATCCATCATGGATTGATGATGAACTGTGGGAAAGGGCATGTGAACCGGATTGCGAGGAAATAGATGCCGTATATCGGAAACTCAAAGACTATGAGGATGCCGAGGAGCAGGGATTACTTCTGCGGTTACTGTGCAAGATAGAAGATATGGTTTATTGCATTGAAGATAAACAAGTGTGGTGTTGCACGATAGAAAAGATATCAATTTCTAAAAACAACGGAACGTGGATAGAAATAAGTTTTCCAGAAGCGATGCCTAACCTTGCATCAATGGAATTTTATCCGGATGAAATAGGTAAAACAGTATTTCTTACCAGAGAGGAAGCCGAAGCCAAGCTGAAAGAAATGGAGGAAAAGGATGGAAGATAGATATTTATTCCGCGGAAAGTGCATTGATGACGGAGAATGGATGTCTGGTAGTTATTATGAACTTGCAGGAAGACCGCTTATTTTTAAACCGGTTTTCGCAAGTAAAAAAGCTGTTTACGAGATAGACCCATCAACTATTTGCCAGTGCACAGGACTTAATGATAAAAGCGGCAGACGGATTTTTGAGAATGATATTCTTTCAGGGCATATCGATGATGAGTTTCCAGAAGATGAGACGAGAAAGCGTGTCGTGTGGCATGAAAACGGATGGTGTACGAATGAGCCGGGCTGTGATTACTACGAGGAACTGGATGATTTTGATTCAGAGAATTTTGAAGTGATCGGCAACATGATTGATAACCCGGAACTGTTGGAGGTGTGACTATGACAATTGATGAAGCTATATCACACGCAAGAGAAGTGGCTGAATGCCAAAAGATGTCAGCAAGACTAATCGAAGATAATGCGTATATTCCAGAATCGGTTGATAAAGAAGCCATTACATATGGCAATACTATATGTGCAAACGAACATGAGCAACTTGCTGAATGGTTGGAAGAACTGAAGCAGTACCGCGCAATCGGCACGGTGGAAGAATGCCGGGCGGCGATGGAGAAACAGATTGTAGAGAAAGAATTGGTGAGCCACGATGAAAAGTACATCTTGAAGTATTGCATTAGCCTTATGCAGGAGTTGGTCGGAAAGTTCGAGGAATGGTACGAATATGTGCATGGTGAAGATGCTATTAGGGAGTTGGACGAAGAGGAACGCTTTTATTATAGAATGTCATATTTTAGTATCGTTCAAGAACTGTTTCTTTTCAGAACCAGTCATTCTGGAGGTACATCTACGAGAGCAAAATGTAAACAGTTAGGTGTCGATTGGAGCGATGGGATTGAATTTAGTTTTGGAGGTGATGAAGAATGAGTGAAAGCCTTAAGCCATGCCCGTTCTGCGGTGGAAAAGCAATGTTCTTAACCACTACAAATAAGTCATTGTATTCGGATGTTGGGGTAATGTTCAAAATCAAATGTATGAAATGCGGAACAGAACTTCCAAAAATCTATGAATGTGAGATGTACATGGATCAGGACGGAGGCATCAGAACAGGGAAAGACGAGCGAACGAAAGCAACTACAGATTGGAACAGGAGGGCGAACGATGGGAAGACTGATTGATGAGGAGACATTAAAGCAAGAATTATATCAGCAATGGTTTATGGATATTCTTCTTACACAGACAAGTAGTGAGGATATGTTTTATGCATTGGCACAGAAGATTGACCAGCAGCCGACTGCATATGACACGGACAAGGTTGTGGAGCAGTTGGAAAATGAGAGAAAGTTTTGGGAGAATGCATACAACAGGAATTTGGGAAAAGAGAAAGCAAGAAGTTATGAGCATGCAATCGAGATTGTGAAAGGCGGTGGAGTAAATGGCGATTAAACCGATTTTATTCAACACAGAAATGGTTCGGGCAATTCTGGACGGACGGAAGACCTGCACCCGGCGGCTGGTAAGTTCTCGTCAGTTTTTGGGAATGTTGCCAGACAAGTGTAAAAATGCTGCGCCTGATGAATTTTTAAAAGGCAAGAGGATGATGTTTAAGCCATATTGCGACATGACGGATGCGGAATTGATAATGACGGCATATAAAGCACCGTATGAGCCGGGCGACATCCTGTATGTCCGTGAAACATGGAAAAAGGCACCGAACGGATACTATTACTACGAAGATTGGCAGAAAGATGATATAGCCGATGTTACTAAATGGAAACCATCAATTCATATGCCGAAAGAAGCCGCACGTATCTGGCTTAAGGTTACGGATGTGAGGGTGGAGCGGTTGCAGGAAATCACATCGGAGCAGATTTGCAGAGAGGGTGTAGAGGTGGAATATCCTCATGTGTTGAATGGAGAAGAAAAAAGATATGCTTTTTCAAGACTCTGGGATTCTACCATCAAGAAGTCCGATCTTGACCGCTACGGTTGGAATGCCTCACCTTGGGTGTGGGTGATTGAATTTGAACGATGCGAGAAGCCGGAAGGAGTGTGAGAATATGAGTAAATTTGATTATGACTGTTTTTACGGAGACGGAGATTCGCTTGGTTTCAATGCGAGTAAATACAACAAGGAAGAAGCTTTAAAAATTGGCGCGGAAGAATATGGGTGTAACGTAAACGAATTAACGGTAGAAGAAGCCTATATTTATTATGGTTTTGGAACTGATGAAGATGGAGAAACACGTACAACGTATTGGCTTTGCGATGTACCTAAAGGAAATAGCTTTGAAGCATGGAGAGTGTATAAAAAATAGGAGGTGGGGGTGATGTCTAAAGCAGTATTAGTTATGGATATGCCAGAATCATGTTTTGGTTGCAACTTTTTGTATTGTAACGCGGATGCAGGTATTGACAGTTGCCAGGCTATGAAAGTATCAAGAATTGTTGATTCTGAAACATACGAAAAACCAGATTGGTGTCCACTTCGGGAACTGCCGGAGAAAGCAAATCATCCTGCTTATTGTGATAATGGAAGATTTGATAAAGGCTGGAATGCCTGCTTAGATGAAATTTTGAAGTAAATCGAAAGGAGTGAGAGGTTTGCTGGCCAGCGTGAAAGAGCTCTTTACTCCGAGAAAAAAATGGAATCAGTAAAAGAAAGAATGGAGCGGATCGGAGCATATGAGAAGATTGCATCATTTATGCAGAAAGAAAAGCAGCCATATGAATATAAAAGAAAATATGCACAGATCAGAGCAGAAGAGTTCGCAAGTGAATGTGATGGAAGATTGCTCAACTACCATGTTTCGGTCGGTGGACTTGACAGTATAATCTTATACCTGTTTTTACATGAGGTATGCGGAATTGATGCACCCGGAGTCAGTGCATCTACACTGGAAGACAAGAGTATACAGAGAGTACATAAAGCTCTTGGAATTATCAATGTGCCACCGCTGAAAAGGGATGATGGTACTTATTGGACGAAACCAAAGGTCATACAGGAATTTGGATTTCCGGTCATTTCAAAGGAAGTGGCTGCCAAGATAGAATTGTTACAAAATCCGTCAGAGAAAAATAAAACTGTCCGCCATGCGATTATTACTGGGGAGACTGGAGAATATGGCGGATGGCAGAAAAACTCTAAAATGCAGCTAAAACAGAGATGGTTAAAGCTGTTCGGTGGATATGAAAACGAAAATGAAGGGTGTGATTATCAGAAGCCAGATTTTCTCGTATCGTCCAAGTGTTGTTATTACCTTAAAGAGAAAAACTGTGATGACTGGGGAAAAGAGCATAACAGTGTGCCGTATCTGGGACTGATGGCATCCGAAGGTGGCAGACGTGCCAAGAGCCTACGGATGAACGGATGTAATTATTTTGGAGCATCCACAATCAGATCAGCACCATTCGCAATCTTTCATAGACAGGATATTTTAAAACTTGCATTGGAAATGGACGAATTGTGGAAAGCCGGACTGAAAGAAAAATATCATGAGAAACTTTTGAAAGAAGGAAGATTATCTCAAAGTTTTGAAATGCCAGACAGCATTATCCTGGAGATCTACGGAACGATTGAGAAAAAGCCGGATGGAACGCTTTATACAACTAAGGCACAACGTACCGGATGCAGTATGTGCGGGTTCGGAATCCACATGGAGAAACGACCACATCGGTTTGATCTGTTGTATGAGAGCAATCCGAAAGAGTGGGATTATCTGATGTTCCATATGTGCAAGGACAAGGATGGGAACGATTATGGATGGGCGAAAGTGCTTGATTATATTGGAGTTGGATGGGAGCCGACAACCATCGGTGGAAATTGTAAGGGACAAATGAGCCTTGACGATTATATAAAATAAAAAGGCACCCGGAGGTGCCAGTGAGATGATTGCTGTATGCACCCTTGAGTAACTACAAAATTGCAAATAAGTGTTATTCTCCCAGGTTACTTTTAGCGGTTATCCTTAATGCTTTTTTGTAACAGGATGCAGGGAGAAATTCAAAACCGCCTCAAAAACGATCTTAGGCACGTTTCTTCACCTCCATCTCAATGAAATGGTAACACAAAAAAATATAAAATTCAAGAAAGGAGCCGAACCAGCGCGCATAAAGGGTACCCGGTTCCTGTGAAAATGAAGAATTTAGGAAATAATGAGTGTGACGGTCAGATTGAAATGACCGAATATCTGAAATCCAAGATAAAAGGTGGAAAAGTAAAGGATTTAACGGACTGGATTAACAGCCGAGGAAAAGCACAGTATACACAAATTGGTGAAGTAGTGGAAAGTGCTTACGAAATGTATAAGGATTCTGATGAAGTAGTAGGAAGAATTACGAATGCAGTGTCAGTGTATGTGCTTACTCAATCAATGGGGTATATGGATTATTTGAGAAATGAATCAGTATAGCAGACCGGACAACTCCGGTTTGCCTAAAGTTTAGTCAGTTAAATTAGAATTTAGTGGAGGTAAAAAATGTTAAGTGTTGAAACAAAAGACGGACAGGTATCTATAACAAAAATGGAAGGAACAGAAAACAGATTGATTTCTGATATTGGTGCTATTGCTCACAAGACAATGCTTTTAATTGCAAATGACGGTGCAAAGTCTGCTGAAGAAGTGTATTTAAAGTATGGGATGTTGGCAAGGGAACTTGTTAATTACATTGAAGTTACTGTACATAGGGTTAATGAATTGAAAAAATAAACTTAGAATTTTGTGGAGGTGCCGTATGCAAAAATATAAATGTATTAAAGAGTTTTATTTACCAAAATACGATGAAAATGAATGCCCTACAGATGAATATGCGACAATTCATGAGGGTAGCGTGTATGAGTATACAGATGGATATGTTGGCGAATCTGATATACGCCTTTACTTGGAAAACGGTGATGATGACTTCGGTTATATTGATATTACCTATAAAACATTGGAAGAGTATTTTGAGAGAATTGATTAAACTTAGAATTTAGAGGAGAAATACATGGGAGACATAAAGGAGACAATTAAAAATAATGCTTACTTAAATAGTTGTGATTGCCCGGTGTGCGGAAAACATATTCCGAGAGGATATGAAGAAAGAACGTTTTTCTGTGAACGATGCGGAACGCATTTACATCAAAGAGCATTCACTGGAAAAGAAGTGGAAGTAGCCATTTTTGATAAAGAGATGGATGAGTACGAAGACAATTAGAAATGGATGAGGTTTGATATGAAAAAATTGAAACGACTATGTATATATCCCAATAAGGATACTGAACCAAAGATGCACATGCTATATGAATGTCATGGAAAAAGTGGAACGACTGATTCTACTGTGTTATGGTTTCTCGAACCACCAGTAAAAGGAATGTCGGTATATGGCATAGATATGAATAGTCATTATTCCCCATACATGTCAGGACATTCATTTCGATACGCACCTTTCAGTTCATATATCATTGATGATATTTATAGTAACGGATATGTTATTTGTCACTTAAACTGAACTTTAACGGAGGTATTGAAAACATGGATAAAACAACATTGCATTTTTTCACTGCAATAAAAAACGGTGAAGTAAAACATATAGGAAAAAGCATTATCATACAGCCGGAAGTAAAGTTTGGCGGTGGCACGATAAAACGGTTTGACGACAAGAAGTTAGTGAAAAATAAAGGAGAGGAGACATGTTAAAAAGAGAATATAAAAGAAGAGAACCGACAAATGAGGAAAGAATATTTTTAAAGTCGAGAGGACTTATACCGGACAGCTGGCTAATATTGTACGAAAATAAAAGTGTATTAGTGGTTATTAGTAGAAGGAGATCATACCGAAAAGTATTAAAAAAACCAAGAAAGAACCGGTAAAAAAATACATATCAAAGAACAATGATTAAATGAATAAAAATATAATAATGTTGCATGAATACGATAATATGTTGTGTTTTTATGAACTGATATATGGTATAATGTTGTAAGAAACTTATGTGTCACGCATAGGGAGGTCTTTAAAATGAGCAGAGATGAAACGATAGAGATATGCACACGCATAGACAATTACCTGGGCGATAAAATAGCAGAATCAATTTTAAATAATATCTCATATGACAAAATGGAAGCACGCTTTGGGATTATGCCAATTTCACGCACGCATTTTTACAGAAAAAAGAAAATGGCATTAAGGATGCTCAACAGCCGGAGCTTGTACGAAGAAGAAAGCAATGGACAGATACGCATGATGCTTTAATTCACGCATAGAACTGCACGCATAGACACACGCATATTATTTGCACGCATAACGCACGCATGGAACGCATAGACAATTTATTTTCACGCATAGGATAAAAATACCACGCACGCATAAAAATGGCTGTATTTGGAAAATGTGCAAGGCAGAATATGGATATAAAAATAAAAATTTGCACACAAAAAAACCGCCGGAAGTGATCCGGCGGTCATCCTCTGCCGCGGTTAAATCAGTTTAAAAATTCCTGTATCTAGGATTTCTAAGGCAATTCTTTTTGCATCGATTTGACTTTCTGCCTTTACAATCATTGTAAAAAATCCGTGTCCGCTTAAATAACTGTAATGTACCTCATATTCCTGCATGTTTCATTCCCTCCACATATTTAACTTCTAAACCATGTCTATTTTTTATGTATTCTGCGCATTCCCCTGTGACTTTCGGACTGTAAATATCTTTACTAGATCTGTAGCCACCAGCGCATTTTTTACAACTTGGGTGCCACTGCTCAACAGTGAGATCTTCATATATCTTATAATTCCAGAACGTGCCACGTTTGGAAGTGAAGCAGCCGTAAATCGGGAAGTTCTTATTTTTCATATGTTTTTCTCCTTTCGAACAGTTGTTTTGTTTTCCTGTTCCTTTGTTAATATTATAATACACCAAAAACGGTGTAATTGCAATATACAAATGCACCAAAAATAATGTATAATTAACAGATGATATTTGTGCATTATTTTTGGTGTAAATACAATTGAAATAAATTATAAAATAATGTATACTTACTTTATAAAGAAAGAGAGGTATTAATAAATGCTTACTTATAAAATAAATGTATTAGAAACGCTGAAAGAAAGCGGATACACCACGTCACGGCTGAGAAAAGAGAAGCTTTTAGGAGAAAACGCTATCCAGACGCTAAGGCGTGGCGACATGGTCGGGATTATCGCGTTAGAGAAGATCTGTACACTTCTGGATATGCAGCCGGGTAACATTATTAAATATGTAGAAAATGAGAAAAAATAAAATACTTTAAAAATAATGTAAAAAGGTATTGACATTACACCGTTTTAGGTGTATTATAATATCAGAAACAAGGAAAACACAACACACGGAGGAAAAGAAAATGGAAGAATTAAAAAAATGTTATCAGGAATTACAGAAAATGATCGCAGAAATTGAAAACAGACATGACACAGACATCATGGATTTTATTAATCTTGATGACGAAGTGAAAGCCGAGTACATGGGCGACTGGAAAGAGAAAGACGTGCAGGGCTGGGAGTATCTGGTAAATAGAGCCAGCACAATCAGAAAAGCGTACAGGATCGTTGCGGAAGAATTACACACCGGAGAATTTTTACCGGAAATTGACCAGTAAAAACCTAGAGCATTAATTAAAAAAAGGAGATAAAAAAAATGAGTAGAACAGAGATTTTTAACAAATGGTTAGAGGAGAATTACGGAGAATTGAGAAAATTCCCATTACAGAAATTAACAGTAGACACGGAAAACGGCGATGTTGAAAATTACGATAAAATCAGAATCATCGGAAATGCAGAGTGCTGGGATGGTGATGAGTTTTACCAGTACATGGTGACTGATGATAAAATTTATAAAGTTTATTATAATGTGCAGCCTGATCAGGAGCTCGACATGATCGATTATACAAAGGCTTATAAAAGCGTAAATATTACAGAAGATATACTTTATTTTTTTGAGGATTAAAAAATGCCAGGGAAATGCGTGGTTTGCGGAAAAGAAAAAGGACGAAATAAATTATACTGCTCGGTAAAATGCCGAGCAGAAGCACAAAGAAACATGAGAAAATGTGTAATTTGCGGAAAAGAATTTTACTCTGCGCCATCAGGAACAGAAAGAACATGCAGTAGAGAGTGCTCCGCGAAGCTTCGGCATTTTTACGGAATGAGCGAACAGAATAAAGAAGTTTTAAAAAAAGCACATGCTGGATATGAAGAATCTCCGAATACAGGCAGAAAAGACACAAATGCGAATGCGAAAAGCTGGGTAATTCAGTCGCCCGGAGGTGATGTTTACAGAATTAACAATTTAAAAAAATGGGCAATTGACAATGAGGATATCATAAGCCCAATTAAACCGGATCTGTTTTCTGGTGGAATAAGAGACATTAAAAGATATTTGCTCGGAAAGCATAAAAGTGGCAGTGCTCAGTATAAAGGATGGCATTTATTAGAATGGAGCGAAGAAAATAAGGCGCGAGAAGGATTTCCGGAGAGAAAAAAGAGAAAACCGAGAAAACAGAAAATGTCAGAAGAGGAGAGGCTGAAAAGAAAACGAGAAAGAGAAAAACGAAGAAACGAGAAAAAACGGCTTGAAATATAGCCGCTTTTTTTATGCTTAAAAATGGCACAAAAACTATTAAAAAATATCTTATAATAAAATTATAAGTAAAATGATGGGAGGTGTGCGCCTTGGCAAATTTAAAAGGAAAAGTAAAAAAGCTCCAGACTGCAATTGTACAGCGTGGATTGATTATAAAAATAAACCAGAATCAATTTTATAGCGACGACCAGAAGCGCATGATTACGATTTACAGAATCCTTACACCGGTGTACACCTTTAAGAAAAATAGACAAGAATGGAAAACAGAAGATTATGAGATTCTTAAAACTGCATCTATCCCGGATGTCATTTTCTGTTTAGCTGATATTTACAAGGCGGTGAGCGGATGAAGGGAGAAATCACACAGAAACAGAAAGCATTTGCAGACGAGTATATAAAAAATGGTGGGAATGCCACACAGGCATATATAAGCGCAGGCTATAGTGAGAATGGCGCAAATCGAAGTGCTCAAAAACTGCTGTCAAAAACTGTCATAACAGAATATATAGCGGAAAAAATGGAGCAAATCGAGAAAGAACAGCACCGGGATATCATGTCACTAGCTGAGATCCAGGAGCGAAGAAGTAAAATCGCAAAGGGCGAAGTCGTGGACGGTCTCGGATTCGCCCCGGACTTTTCCGATCAGCTTAAGGCTATGGACGGTTTGGAAAAAGCACTGACCATAGCAGAAAAGCAGAAGATCGAGCGAGAGGAAAAGGAAAAGCGCGAGAAGGCAGCACTCTGGACGATTCCAATCACGGACATCACATCCGACTTTGTGGAGATTTACAGAACTGTGCATGAAGCTTTTGCCGGAGAGATAGACATACACGAGATCATATCGAAGGGCGGTCGCGGTTCCATAAAATCGAACTTTTGGGGAGATTTGGCATACGAAACCATTCGGCAGGATCCCCAGGCGCATATCGTATACACCAGACGATATAAGGTCGACTTGAGAGGATCTGTTTATAATCAGTTTATGAAGGTGGTGATCCGGTGTAATGATCTGGATAACTGGGACTTTAAGCAGTCTCCAATGTGTGCGGTGTATAAGCCGACCGGGCAGATGGTAATGTTCGTGGGAGCAGATAAGCCAATCAGCTTGAAATCGTTTAACGTGCCATTCGGGTATGTTAAGATGCTTATCCATGAGGAGTGCGACGAGATGGCAGGAGTTGAGCAGATGGATAACATAGAAGATACATTTCTGCGAGCAGATACGCCAGCACTCGACATAAAAATCTTCAATCCTCCGAAGTCAAAAAATAACTTTATGAATGAGTACACCGAAGAATGTAAAAATAAGCCACAGACACGGATCTGCCACAGTTATTATTATAATGTCCCGGTAAAGTGGCTTGGAAAACGATTTTTCGAGCGTGCGGAGTGGTTCAGGATTCACAAACCATTATATTATAAAAACAACTATCTTGGGGAAGTCACTGGAACAGGTGGAGGCATCTTCGACAATTTGGAAATCCGTAAAATATCAGATGAAGAGTTAATGACATTTGATACAGTGAACCACGGCTTGGACTTCGGATATACCCACCCACAGGTTTTCAGCCAAAACTACTATGATTACGAGACGGACACTCTTTATATTTTTGGCGAAGTTTATTCAAAAAAATGTAAAAACTCTACCTTTGCCAGAAAGATAAAGAAGTTTATGAATGTAGAAATTATATGCGATTCAGCCAGACCGGACGGAATAGCAGAGATGCAGGACTGGGGATTCAATGCGATTGGGGCAAAGAAAAGATGGGGGAGTGGAAAAGGCAGGGATTACTGCTGGGAGTGGTTGCAGAGATGCAATAAGATTGTCATTGATCCAGAACGTTGCCCGAATACAGAAAGAGAGTTTGTAAAAGCAGAACATGAGCAGCTTCCAGATGGTTCATTTTCGGATGCATACCCGACCTTAGAAGAAGATACGATCATGGCAAACATTTATGCATTGAACAGGATTATCATGACCAGCCGAAGGAATGACGGTCTTTATGATGATGATGAAGACAGCGACGATTATGAGGATTAAAAAAATGAATTTTTTTGAAAAAATAAGGGAGACGATCATGAAGTTTTTTAGAACAGATGCTGAGAAAGAATTTAATGTCGAGTTTATCACTTCTCCAGAGATTGAGAACTCACAGCAGAGATGGAACGACATCATTAATGGGAGTCCTTTTTGGGTGGATCCGAAAAAAAATGACATTAGGACAATAAATTTCGCAAAATTCATCTGCCAGTACACAGCAAAGAAAGCATGTATGGATTTATCAGTGAGCGTAACAGGTTCAGAGAGAGCTGATTTTATTAATAAGTGCATCAGGGCAATGGTTGACACTTCTATCAGAGACAAAGTCGAAGATATGCTCGGAGTTGGTGGTATAATTTTAAAACCAAACGGTTCAATGAACCCAGACAACATGATCGATTATATTATGCCGTGGGATTTCGCAATCACAGAAAAGACCAGCAACGGAGATATCAGAGGATGCATTTTTATTAATCGACTTTTAAAAGATAAAGTGTACTACTACCGGCTTGAATACCATCATTTCACGACCTCAAAAAATAAAGAGGGCGAAGAGATGAACGTGTACGAGATCCAGAACAGAGCGTTCAAGTCAAACAGCAGTAACTCGCTTGGCAAGAAGATAGAACTGCATGACGTTCCAGAGTGGTCTTCAATCGAAGAAGTCGTTCATATTATGAACGTAGAAAAGCCACTGTTCGCCTATTTAAAAACACCATTCAATAACACGATCGACTACTCATCTCCGGAAGGTGTCTCGATTTTCTCGAATGCACTTATGGAGCTTAGAGATCTCGATATAGCATGGAGTAAAAAAGGAAATGAGGTTGAGGATTCTCAGCACATTACTTTCATTGATGAGAACGCCATGACAAAACAGGGAAAAGGCGGCATCCGTTCCTCAACAGTAGAGCTTCCTCGGTTCGTTAAAGGCTTGAAATTGGGGCTGGATTCAAAAAGTACGATTGATGAACACGTCCCGACCATGCTTACTTCTGACAGAATCACAGACATTAACAGCGTTCTTTCTATGATTTCGACAAAATGCGGATTCTCACAAGGGCAGTTTATCCTTGATAGAAAATCTGGAAGATTGACAGCAACACAGGTTGAAAGTGATGACAATGAAACTGTAGAAACGATTAACGATATTCGAAAATGCATAAAGACAGCATTGAAAAATCTAATTTATGCAATCAATGTATTCTGTGACCTTTACGGAATCCCTTCCGGCTATGTGGATGCACTGGATGATGATGTACCGGACGAAGATATATTCTATTTTAAAGATTTGCTTGCAAGTTTTGAACAGGACAGATCAAGAGCATATAATTTAATGATTCAAGGTATTTATTCTAAGCGTAAATACCTTAAGGAATACGAGGGATTTAATGATGATGAAGTAGATGCCATGTTTGCAGAGAGAGCGCAGGAAGATGCGGAAAGGAACAGCGGTGGTCTATTTGGAGAGGAGTAAAATAATTCAAGGGATACCGAAACTTTCTATAAATGGTATTTTAAAAGGTGGATATATTATCCCGGAACCTGAACCGGCGGAGATGATTCAAATAAAGCTTCAGAAAAAGACTGTGATAGAGACAATTAAGTTTTATTTAGATAAGTAATAGAAAGGGATGCGTTAATATAAAATATAATAAAGTCATTGGAAGCTTTAATATTAAGCTTGACACTAAAAGAATAGATGAAAATTTGAGAAATGCTCAGAATGTTCTTGACGAACAGGTTGTAAACGACATGAGAAAATACACACCTATGCAGCAGGGCGATTTGAGAAACAAGACGCAGATAAAAGAACCCGGATTAATTACAGTAGACACACCGTATGCGCATTATCAGTATGTAGGCGAACTTTATTTGACGGCAGACGGAAGATCATGGGCGAATCGTGGAGAAAAGAAGTATCCGACAGGAACAGAATTAAAATATCACACACCAGGAACAGGTAAACAATGGTTTGAAACTGCAAAAGAAAATCACGGTAAGCAGTGGATAGATCTTGTTAAAAGAGAGGTTGGGAAAGGATAATGCTTAGACCGGATTATTTTTACGGAAAAACTGATAAACTGGTTGAAATGTATCAAGATCTTGAAAATTGGATTATATCAGACATTGCAACACGATTGATAAAATCCGGTGAATTGTCAGGAACTGCCGATCGAGAATTGTGGAAACTCCAACAGATGGGACTGCATAACACAGAGATTGTAAAAAGAATATCTGAAATGTCTGGAAAATCGAGAAATGAGGTTCGCAGATTATTAAGGGATAGTGTTATGACATCATTCTCAGATGATAAGGAAGTCTTGACGCAGATATCATCATCAGATATTATATCTCCGCTAAAAAATAATATGGCAATTCTGGCAATGAATGCAGAGTTAATAAAGACATATGGTGAACTTGATAATTTGACAAAGACAACCATTAACCAGACACAGAAAGACTTGCTCAACATGCTGAATGAGGTTGATTACAGAGTTGCATCTGGAATGCAGTCTTACAGCAGTGCAGTCTGCGAAGTTCTGGATAGATATGCGGAATCTGGTGTTATGGTAGAATACCCTACTGGAACGAAGCGTTCTCTTGAAGCGGCAGTGAGGTGTTGCATTGTCACATCTATGAATCAGACTGCGGCACAAGTGACGAACATTTATATTGCACAAAATAAAATAGAGTATGTTCTAGTATCAGCGCATCCAGGTGCCAGATATGATAAAAAGAATCCAACAGGTATTCCATCTCACGATCACTGGCAAGGCAAGGCATATAAAATAATTGGGAGCGAACCGGGATTTCCGAATCTTCTTGAAAGCACAGGTTATACCATAGACCCTAAAACCGGGACGGGAACTGTTGTAAATCTCTTAGGACTTCACGGATATAATTGCAGACATTCACATGGTCCGTGGCGAAAAGACATGGTAAATAAGTACCTTGATGAAAACGGAAATGTGAATATAAATGCAGATGAAAGCCAGAAGCTTTATGATTTGCAGCAGAAGCAGAGATTACTTGAAAGAGAAATTCGCAAAACAAAGCGTGAAATTATGACCAAGAAACAGGAACTTGATATGATTGCAGAAACAGATGTAAAAGAGATCTTGCAACCTCAATATGATAAACTGGCATATAAACTGCGAATGCAGAATAAAAGGCTTCAATCATTCTGTAAGAATAACGATCTTCAATTGCAAGGCGATAGAACGAAGGTTTCTGGATTTAGTAAAAAACAGTCTGCGATTGCAAATGGACGAGCAACGGCTTATAAAAATAAAATCGAAAAAAATGGTACAACGAAAGTGGAATAATATGTTATTATAATAACGTGTTAACCATACATACTTGGTTATCCACCTTTCTTTAATTAATGCAGTGGAACTCAAGCGAGATAACAACTCACCGTCATAGCCGGAAACTCCACCAAATGAGGTAAAGCAAATGAAAAACATTGTTACGTGCTTTACCAAAGAAGAAAAAGAGCATATAAAAGAATTGTGTGATTTCACACCGACAGAAGAAACGCTCTTTGATTTACGGAAGAAAGAAAAGTCGCTAGAAGAATGTGCAGAAATTATGCATATTTCGACTAAGACAGCCGGACGTATTAACGTAAAAATGCAACATAAAATTCTTAAGGTAACTGGACAACATTTTACATAACTTTCTCCTCATTAAAGACATCCGTTAAGGGTGTCTTTTTTGTGTCCTTTTAATGGGGTTTTACTGGGGTGGTTCAATTGTGTTGTTAATAATAAAATGAAGATAGAAAGAGAGGTTTATTATGTACGAGTATCAGAGATATAACCAGTATTCTTATCCTCAATATCAACAGCCACAGCAGATTCAACAGCAATTCCCGCAACAAATCATGCCGCAACAAGCTGGACTTTGCGGAAGAATGGTTAATTCTGTTGAGGAAGTCACAGCGAATGACGTTCCCATGAATGCACCATTTGCCATTTTCCCAAAAGCAGATGGATCAGAGATATATATAAAATCGTGGGGTGCTAATGGGCTTATTCAGACAGTTACATACAAACCGCAGCTAGACGGAAAGCAGAACGAATTACCGAAAGAAGACACGGCAACATTGTTTGCCCCGATAATGGAGCGATTAGACCAGATAGAAGCTAAAATAACTCAGTCCCAGAGGACTACCAGAGCAAAGAAAGAGAGCGATTCTGAATGAATTTAATGCAGATGATCCAGTGCGGTGGAAACCCTAAGATGATATTAAGTCAAATGATGAGCAACTCTCAATTTTCAAATAATCCGATCATGAAAAATACATTCGACATGATGAACCGTGGAGACAGTAAAGGGCTGGAACAGCTTGCCAGAAATTTGTGCAAAGAAAAAGGTCTTAACCCGGAAGAAATCATGAGCCAGTTTAAACATTGATACTATTCTTGCAAGATTATGTATAAATAAATTTTATTAGGAGGAACACATATGTTTAATTCATCTCCAAGTTTAGCGGACATTGCCGCCGTTACTGGTGGAAACCGTAATGATGGTGCATGGGGCGATGGTGGTTGGTGGGTTCTCATTATCCTCTTTGCCTTATTCGGTGGATGGGGCGGTTATGGATTCGGTGGTAATGGTGGTGGCGGTTATACCGCAACTGCGGCTACACAGGCTGATATCCAGAGAGGATTTGACAATTCAGCAGTCATAAGTAAACTTGATGGCATTACAAATGGTCTTTGTGATGGCTTTTATGCAGTAAACAACGGAATGCTGACAGGTTTTAACACCATTCAGCAGGCAATTAATGCGGACACAGTAGCAGGAATGCAGAATGCAAATGCTATTCAGTCTCAGCTTGCAAATTGTTGCTGCGAAACTCGTGAAGCTATCCAGGGTGTAAACTTCAACATGGCGCAGAACACTTGCGCATTACAGAACACCATGAACAACAACACGAGAGATATTATCGACAGCCAGAATGCCGGAACAAGAGCGATACTTGACTACTTATGCCAGGATAAGATCGCAACGTTGCAGGCAGAAAATAATGATTTGAGACTTGCAGCATCACAGGATAGACAGAACGCACTTCTGACTACCGCTATGACAGCACAGACAAATCATATTATCAACGCTGTTAATCCATCACCAATCCCAGCATACCAGGTGCCAAACCCGAACACATACATTCCGTATGGATGCGGTTGTAACAATGGATGCGGATGTTAATTACAACTGAATAATTAAAGTATCTTAATCGACAAGATTATGTCTGCATAGCAGTATTACTTAAACACAAAGGGCAGACTTCAATGTTTGCCCTTATATTTTTGAAAGAGAGGAAAATATTATGTCAGAATTTACAGCCAATGCTTTACAGACTGTCCTGCAAGGAGAAGATGTCGCATTTACTGAGACACCGGTTTGCGGAACAAAATGTATCGTTCACAGACAGGGAAGCGGAGTAGTTAAATTAAGAGGAATCACAAACCAGTGCAAAGCCAGATTTCTTGTATCTTATAGTGGAAATATCCAGATTCCAACCGGTGGAACGGTGGAAGCTATTTCTCTTGCAATCGCAATTGACGGAGAGCCTTTACAGTCTACAAGAATGATCGTGACACCTGCGGCAGTAGAAAACTTATTCAATGTATCTGCACAGGCTTATGTAGATGTTCTTTGTGGATGCTGCAGCACAATAGCAGTTCAGAATACATCTGGACAGGCTATCGAGGTACAGAACAGTAATTTGATTGTAGTAAGGGAGGCTTAGTATATGCATATTGAAAGAATCCATAAAATGCTTGAATGCCTTGCTGAAAAATCCTTATGTGAGATTGAAAAAGGGATTGAGAATGTCAACACAGAAGAAATGGGAGAAGTGATCGACATGATAAAGGATCTGTCAGAAGCAGAGTATTATGCCACAATTACTAAGGCAATGAACGAAGCGGACGAAGCAGATATCATGGAGAAGCTTTTAGAGTATGGGGATGATAAAAGATATTACGACCGTTATCGTTATGCTGATGGAAGATTTGCACCTAAGGGCAAAGGAAAACGAAGAGGATATGATGAGCCACCATATTATCACATGTACCCGGATGATTACGAAGATACAGAGCACATGAGAGACATGGATAAGAAAGACCTGAAAAGGATGTATACAGATACCGGAATGATGGGAGATAGATCATATCAGAGGGATTCCAGAGAGGGAAAAGCCGGTATTTCCAGACGTACTTATATGGAGACCAGAGAAAACCATCATGGAAATTCAGAGGAAGATAAAAAAGAGCGTGCAAAAGCAAGAAAAGATTATTTGCGAGATATGCAGATGGATATTACTGAAATGACATCAGATGCAGCACCGGAAGAAAAGCAGATGTGGAGAAATGAATTACAGATGATGTTACAGAAAATCTAAGAGGTGAGCGCAGTGTTTAAAATGAATGATGTTGAATGGAATATTTTATATGTAAATCCTAATAGTGAATGCTTGATGCGTTCAGACGGAACAATTACACTTGGTGTTACAGATTGGAGCAAACGAACGGTTTATTTGTCAAATGCATTAAGCGGAAGCCTGTTAGAGAAAGTTCTATCTCATGAGTTGGTACACTGCGCTTCATTTTCATATGACTGCCACATTCCAATAAATGTAGAGGAAATCGTAGCGGATTTTCTGTCTCTTTATGGAAAAGAAGTCGTTGGCATAGCAGATGATATTTTGAATGGGGTAATTGAAAATGGATGTTATAAAGCAGTATGAGGACTATATAGGGCTTAAAAAAGAATACATTAAAAATCCTACATTGGAAAATAAAAATGCAATGATAGCCAAATTGGAAGAGTACGGAAAGTATATATACGACCAGTGCAACAGATTAAAAAAGGATTGCATTGTGGAAGAAGAAAAAGAAGTACTTAGAAGGTATTTCGGTGGTAAATAGCAAAAAGGGGTGGAGCAATCTGCCCTTTTTAAAATGGTACAAAAAGTTGTTTAAAATAGGTTAAAATATATATTGAAAAGAATATTAAAAGTACCGGACAGAAAAAGGGATTCTGTTCGCTAACCTAGAATAATTATAGGATGATGCATGGCACGTCCTATTTTGGGCGTGCTTTTTTATTTTTGGGAATTAATTCAGTGGAAGAAGACACGGCTTATATCCGGGTTGTCGAGGGTTCGATTCCTTCATTCCCAATTGCCAGCTATGGAGTAAATAGCAACTCATTCGTGCCGGACTGACCGGAGTAACAACTTGGAAAGAAAGAGGTAGAAACATGGTAAACGTAGCAAACGAATTAAAGAAACTCGGAATTGAAGTTTCAGACGAACAGAAAGAATCTCTTAAAAAGAGTATGGGTGAAGAGCTGTATTCCAAAGAAGAAATGGAAGACAAAGTTAAAAAAGCTTCATCAGAATCCGAACAGTGGAAAACCCGTGCAGAATCAGCAGAGAAAATGCTTGAAGGGTTGGATGGAAAAAGCCCGGAAGACATTTTAAAAGAGCGTGATGACTGGAAGAGACAGGCAGAGGATTCCAAAAAAGATTATGAAGCCAAAATCGCAGAGCATGAGAAGGATGAACTTTTGAAAGAAGCATTTGCGGAAATCGAGTTTACTTCTGAATCTGCAAAGAAAGCCATTATGAAAGACATTTCCGAAAGCGTAAGCGTGAGAAACGGAAAACTGATAGGGTTCAGTGATCTTATTGAGGAAGCTAAAAAGACAGATGCAAATGCATTTGTAAATAAACAGAATCAGCCGACTCCACATGCGTATTTCACAAAACCGAATGAAAACAATTCTGGTGGTGATAAGCCTACAACAAGAGAGAGCATTTTATCTATCAAAGATAGATCAGAACGTCAGAAAGCAATTGCCGAAAACATTTCTTTATTCCAACAGTAAAGGAGTTTTATATGAACAAAAACAGATTAACGATGAACACCAATTTGCAGTTCTTTGCAGCAAACGCAGGACTGATTAAAACAGAAGACATTGATGTAACAGCAAGGGAAATTGATTTTGTTACATCTTTTGAAAGAAACTGGGAAGCTTTAAGAGAGGTTCTTGGAATTTCAAGAGCAATTAGAAAAACGCCTGGAACTGTTCTTAAAAGCAAATATGCAGAAGGAACGTTAGAAAGCGGAACTGTAGCAGAAGGTGATGTGATTCCAAGAACACATTACACGGTAAAAGAGAAACCTTATGCAGAGATTACTCTTGGAAAATATGCAAAAGAAGTTTCTATCGAAGCTATCATGAATCATGGATATGAAGCAGCTTGTGGAATGACAGACGAAGAGTTCAAGACAGACCTGCAGGATGATATTACAACAAAATTCTACAACTATCTGAAAACTGGTACACTTACAAACACTACAAAAACATTCCAGATGGCTGTAGCTAAAGCTATTGGATCTGTCAAGAATAAGTTCAAGTCAATGCACAAAACTGCTACAGGAGTTGCAGTGTTTGTAAATATGATGGATTTATATGATTATCTTGGAAATTCAAAAATTACTTTGCAGACAGCCTTCGGACTTACCTATATCAAAAAATTTCTCGGAGCAGACATTATGATCATTTGCTCTGACAACGAAATCCCAGCCGGAAAAGTTCTGGCAACAGCTGTAAACAACATTGTTGCTTACTATGTAGATCCATCTGACGCAGATTTTAAGAAAGCCGGCCTTTCTTACACTGTCAGCGGAGAAACAAATCTTATCGGATTTAAGGTAAAAGGCGATCACGATTGCGCAACCAGCGTAACTTATGCACTGTTAGGATTTGTACTTTTTGCAGAGTACATTGACGCAGTAGCTAATGTTTCAATCACACCGGGGGAATAGATCCCACTACACAGGCGGTAAATGCTAGTGGGGAACTCACGGAAGAATACTTAAACTCTCTTACAGTTGCAGAAATTAAGGCACTGGCAGAGAGGAAAGGGTATTCACTGACCGCAACAAAGAAAGCTGATATTATCAGCGAAATCTTATCACAGCAATAAGGAGTGTGGAGCAATGTCATATGTAGATTTTGAATATTACCAAACTAAATATGGTGGAAGTTTGTTCGAAAGCAAAGAAGACTTTGCTCCATATGAAAGAAAAGCAGAAAGAAGAATCAATGCGATCACATCAAACAGGATTTTGTTTTATTCTCAGCCAGAATCAGAAGATGCATGGTGGGATAATATCAAAGATTGCACCTGCGAAATAGCTGAATTGCTAAAGAATGTATCTGAGTACTCCGCGGCAGTTAATAACTTTGGTGTTATTGCAAATGCGGACGGAACTGTAAAAGGGAAAATGATTAAGAGCATGACTTCTGGAAGTGAATCAGTATCTTATGATGCCGGAGCATCTTCTTCGACATTGGTAGAAATTGCAAAATCAGAAATGGCACTTAATAGTAAGTGCTACGATATCGCATCAAATTACCTAACCGGAATGGTTGATTCAAGGCATGAAAACCTTTTGTACATGGGAGTTTAGCTTATGGGAATCGGATATAAAGATGCCGTGGTTTTATATAACAGGCATTACAACGACACTTTAGAAACTGAATATTATTTCGGTACTCTATTTGAAAATGTAAGAATCGAGCTTACACAGGCAGAGAACATAAGCAAATCTGGAATGAAAGATGCAGATAGTTTTCTTGTAAAAATCCCGAATGATGGCACATTGAATTATGCTAATTCGCCAGACTGGGAGAACATGAGCGAAGAAGAAAAGTTAAAGCATTTCACTTTAAGAAGTAATGATTTTGACTTCGTAGTGATTGCAAAAAAAGATGAACTTCTCGTTGATAGGGAATTGCCGGTTGGATTAATTAATTCAGACGATTATCCGGGTAAATTCTTCCAGTACATGGTAAATGAAAAAGGGAATTGCTACAAAGTGAATACTATCGGTGTTTACAGCCTTATACCAAGGTTTGAGATTGGAGGTAAATGATTTGGATGAAAAGCCAAAAATAATGATTGTATCAGATGCAGAAACGGCGCAAAGAGCTATCCTTGATATGATAAATAGTTATCCAAATTTTCCGCCCGGTTTCAAACCATCAAATTCAACAATCTTATGGAACAGCATAAAAGATACTCAGTCTATTGGAGTTTTTCCGGCGCAGGATCCTGTTTATTTGAAAAAATATGTCAGTGGTTCTTATGTCGGACAGATGACGTTCCAGATCGTATACAAAAGCAATCCAACAACAAACAAGGATAATATTGCAGCAAGCAATCTGCTTGAAAATATTGCAAAGTTCCTTGAAAGTGGAGAATTTACATTAAAAGATAAAAATTTTGTTGTAGAACAAATCAACCGCACATCGGATGTATTTTGCGGTACAGCAGATGGGAAAACAACAGAATTAGCAATTAATATGCAGCTTAAATATTTTTATAAAAAATAGGAGGAATACTCATGGCAAAAGACAGAACTAACATGGTCTCACTTTTGGATATTGGAAGCCTTATGGGTGGAAAAAGTGAAAAGCTTGCTGAAATGGGTGATGGTTTCACAGAGCTTTCTGAAGACTGGGGACCTAACACAGAAAGCACACAGTACGTAAACATGAAAAATGCAAGCAACTCTGTAAAAGGGTATGCATTTTCAATGTCTCCAGAAAGAGAACATTTGTCAGATGAAATGCAGACAGTGTTTAATGATGTTTTTAAAAAACTTCCAACAGGAGATCAGTGCGAGACATATTATTATCGCTTCTTTAAAGCTGATATTACAAGCGGATCCGGCGATTGTATCCGTGTCCCAGTAACTGTATGTGCATCAAGCACTGGTGGAGCAGGTGGTGATATTTTAAAGTCTACAGTCCAGATTAATGGAAATGGAGATGTAGAACTTGGAACAATCACTATTGCTGGTGATGGATCGTTCACATGGGCACCTAAAGTAAGTGCTTTGGCTTTGGATGAAGATTACCCAATTGCATAGGTGTTAATTAAAAATTAGCATATGTGGGATGCCTACCTTTCCTTGGTGTCCCACATTAGGAAAGGATGTTAAAAATGGAAGAAATTAAATTAAGCAGTGGCATAAAAAAAATTGCAATAAAAGACGAAGACGGAGATCTTATTACAGTTATAACAGTAGATACAGCGAATGCAGACACAGCTAAGAAGTTTGCAGGTGTAATTGATAAATTAAATAATATATCTCAGAACTGTGAAAAAGAAGCCGCCGAATGGAGAAATAACCACAAAGACGATATGAATGTGGATGATATTAATGTGGATGCAGCATTAGAGATAAATAGCATTCGTGTGAAATATCTTAATCTGATTACGGAAAGTATAGATGGGTTGTTTGGCGAAGATGCCATGAAACAGATTTACGGAGATATTGTCCCGGATGAACTTGCAATCGTGGAGTTTGTAGAGCAGGTTATCCCTGTTATGAATAAGCTTTTCAATAAACGTTTTGAACAGGTGCAGAACAGATACAATGTAAGAAGACGTGGGGCAAAATAATGAACAATGTCATGCTGGACAATTTGCCTACTGAATGGAACGGATACAAAGTAAATACCGATTTCCGCATAGGTATGCAGATTTATATTTTGCAATATGACAAAGAAATGAATGAGTACGAGAAAACAACTTCTATTCTTTATCTTATGTTCTCTGATGAATACGGAGAACTTAGAGACCATCCACAGTACCATGAGTTAAATGAATGTATTTCCTGGTATTTAAACGGATGGTATCACGACAATACCGGCAGTAGTAAAAATACAAAGCGTTTTATTGACTATGATGTAGATCAATGGAGAATATACGCAGATTTCTTGCAGATATACGGAATTGATTTGTCCGTAGCAGATATGCACTGGTGGAAATTTAATGGCTTGATCTGGAATATGCCAAGAAGATTATCTTCTCTCATGGAAGTAATTGAGATTCGACAGAAGAAAATTGAAAAGAACATGAATTCCAAGGAAAAAGATGCAATCAGAAACGCACAGAATAGATATGCTTTGGAACAGCCAGAAAAAGAGTATACCAGCGAAGAAAAAGAAAAGATAGACGATTACGATCGTATGATGGAAGAAATAAGAAAGCAGAAAGAAACAGAACAGGAAGCATTGAAACAGTTTAAGAAATGAGGACTTTAGCATGGCTGAATATGATGGCGAAATCAGAATAAAAACGTTGATTGAAAATGGAGAAGCATCAAGTAAGCTCATGCAGATGGAATCACAGTTTCAGAAGCTTGCAAGAGAATCTGATAAGTTTTCCAAGACACTGAAAGATCTGGCAAGTCAGAAGATTCCAACAGAGGAATATAAGGCTGTGCAGATGCAGATAGAAAAAGATACTGCTTCTCTTGATAAACTTCTTGCCAGAATGGATAAATTCTTAGAAACAGGTGGAAGCAGTAAAAGCACAACCTTCAAAAGAATGCAATACGACGTTGAGGAATTAACAAACTCAATTAAATATGCAAAAGGTGAGCTTGCATCAATGGAATCTTCCGGAAATGCTTTTATAGATCCTACAACTACAGAAGAATATAGCAAAGTATCTGAAAAGCTTCTTGATGTACAGAGCAAACAAGAGGTTCTTAATCAGAAGATGAGAGAAACAGTTTCCAATGAGAAATCTATTGGTTCTGGAGCGAAAAACATTGAAAAAGTAGGAAAAGCAGCAAAAAAATCTTCTGGCTTAATATCTGACATGGCGAAACGAATAAAGCAGACCGTAGTTAGTTTTGCAATATTCGGTGCGGTTATGAAAGTATCTCAGACCATATCCAAGGCATTTACAGAAGGTATACAGAACATGGCGAAGTATTCTTCTGAATTTAATGGAAAAATGTCTGAAATGGCAAGTGCTACGGCTACATTGAAAAATTCTATCGGAGCATTGACAGCACCTATCATATCTGCATTGACACCAGCAATCGTAACCTTATGCACATGGATTACAAATGCCATTAATGCCATGAACAGATTTATTGCGGTTATTAGCGGAAAAAGCACTTGGACAAAAGCAAAGAAGCAGCAGGTAGACTATGCGGCATCTCTTGATAAAACAGCCGGTTCTGCCAAAAAAGCAGCTGGAGCATTGGCGGCTTTTGATGACTTGAATGTATTGCAGAAAAATGATTCTGGAAGCGGTAGTGGTGGAGCATCAGGAGCTTCTGGTAGCGGTTATGAAGAAGTACCATTAACCGAAAAGGATTTTGAGTGGGTAAAAAATGTAAAAAAAATATTTGAATCAATGCTTCCAATTGTCTTAGCGATTGCAGCTGCTTTATTGACATGGAAAATTGCTAGTTTTCTGACAGATTTATTGGCAATGAGTTCAATTCTTGGAACAATTGTTTCATGGCTTGTTGTTATTGCAGGATTTGCATTGACTATATATAGCCTGTTCGACATGTGGACAAATGGTGTTGATTGGGAGAATTTAATAGGATATATCGTTGGTGCTTCTCTTGCAGTCGGTGGATTATATGCTTTATTTGGCCCGATGGTAGCCGGTATTGCTCTGATAGTCATTTCTATTGCAGGGTTAATAACTGCACTTCATGACATAAGAGAAAACGGATTAAATACACAAAATATGTGCTTATTATTAGTTTCTGCTTTTGGATTGGTAGTCGGAACGTTTATGGCATTTGGAGCAGTTGCAGCCAGTGTAGTTGCTGGAATCCTTTTAATATCAGCAGGAATTGCGGATTTGATAAATAATGGAGTAAATCTAAAAAATGGAATCCTTATCGTTGCAGGCGTATTCACATCTCTGCTTCTGACAGCAGGTGTTGTGGTAGCATCTATTGCCGCATTGATTGCAGGCCTGGTTCTAGCCATTGTAGCTGACTGGGATAATTTTAAGCGTACTGTTTTGGAGCCCATAGTAGAATGGGGCTTAGTAATGCTTTCAAATTTTACGCAGATCGGCGATGGAATAAAAGAAATCTTTTCCGGAATTACAACGTTTCTCAAGGGTGTCTTTACAGGCGACTGGAAGATGGCATGGACAGGAATAAAAACATTCTTTGTTGGTGTCTGGGATGTAATTGTAGGATGCTTAAAATCATCTGTTAATTTTGTTATAGGAGCATTAAATACTGCATACAATGCAATTTGTGGAGTTATAAACGCATGTATTTCTGCAATTAATAAAATTAGTTTCACTGTTCCTGATTGGGTACCTGGATTGGGTGGAAAACAATTCGGAGGATTTAATTTACAAAAAATCCAACCTGTTAACATACCTTATTTAGCTAACGGAGGAATAACAACCGGAGCAACAATCGCAAAAATCGGAGAAGCCGGAAAAGAAGCTGTCCTGCCGCTTGAAAATAACACCGGCTGGATGGATGACCTTGCATCGAAGCTTGCAAGCAAAATGCCGGACTACAGCGGTGCAAAGACAGTAGTACTGGCGGTGGATGGTAAAGAGTTCGCAAGAATTAATCTGCCGTATTTACAGGATGAAGAAATAAGACTTGGGATAGCGGAGGGATAAGATGGTACATAAGTATACACAAGGACTTATCATTGATGGAATTACATATAATATCCCTATGGTTTCTATTCAAAGGACTTTGGATTTCTTGGAAAAGTATGCAGAAAGAACAGAGGACGGAGATATTCATATTGAGAGTATAGGAATCTATAAGAACTATACAATTTCAATTGGCACAATAGACGATTCGGGACTTTATGATAAACTGATGGATCATATAACAGATTGTGAAAACAGATTCCATCATGTATCTTTACCGGATGCAAGCAAGCAGTTTGATTTCTATGGGTATTTTTCATCAATTAAAGATGAAGTAGAAAAGGTATTTGACAACGGAGCGAAATATAAAGGATTGTCATGGAAAATGACGAGTAAAAAACCATTTAAGACACCGTAAGGGGGCATTTATGAGAACATATTGCAGGGCAGAAATGAAATTTATAGATGTTACCGCATTATCAGATGCCACGGTTACGACAGATGATAACCAGGGCATAGGTTCAGTTGAGTTGTTTGCAGACCAGACGGAACAGAAAAGTTATGGGACTTTTGAACTGAACCAATTTGTGCTAGATGGAAGTAAAAGCGTATTGACGGAAAATCCGAAAGACATTGCATTTTGGAATGATGCGTTATCGAAGGAAGATTGTACTTTTGAAACAGATCCTAAGATTACAGTCACGTTTCAAAAGCATCACACGTCCGCAGCGATCACACTTTATTTTGAAGATGAGCCACCAGCAGAGTTGAAAATCACATGGTATACAATCGCCGGTACAAAATTAATCACAGAAACATTTTACCCGGACAGCCTTATTTATGTTTGCAATAATCAGGTGCAGAATTATGGAAAAATCGAGATTGAATTTGTAAGAACAAGCTTTCCAAAGAGATATATTAAGCTTCAGTACATTTTATACGGAAAATATATCGTGTTGGATAAGGATATGATCCAGACTGCCAAGGTGCAGGAGGACATTGATGTGACCTCTGCAACATTGTCTATCAACGAAGCGGATATTTCAATTGTTGATATGAATAATGATTTTGATGCAGAAAACGAAAATGGAGCGTGGAAGAGTGTGCAGAAAACGCAGGAAGTCACATTGTCAGAGTTTAAGAACGGAAACATGATTCCTATGGGAGCATTCTTCATCAACGACTTTTCTTTTTCAAAGAATATTGCAAAATTTAAGCTGGTTGATGAAGTTGGTTTATTAGATAAGTATACATTTTATGAAGGACAGATATATAACAATGTCCGCGCAGAAGTGATACTGAATGCGATATTTGCCACTGCCGGTATTAAAAAATATACGATTGATGAAGAAGTAGGCAACACACTTTTAAGTGGCTATTTATCCATCCAGACGTGCCGTAAGGCATTGCAACAGGTATGCTTTGCGTGTGGTGCGGTTGCAGATGACAGCCGGAGCGATACCATCAAGGTTTATAAGCCAGACAGATATGTGAAATCCACTGTCGGGACGGATCGCAAATTTAATGGAAATACGAAAGTATCTCTTGAAAAATATATCTCTGGTGTGAATATTGAGATGAAAAACTATGCATTGGAAGAAAAAACATCTGATATTTATAAGAAAACATTGCCGGCCGGAGATACAAAGATCACTTTTTCTAGCCCATATCTTCCATCGTCCATCACGGCAAGTGCCGGAACGCTGAAAGAAGTAAAAACAAATTATCTCATCATTAATATGACGGCTGCCGGACAGTGCCAGATTACAGGTATTAAATATGCAAACACGACTTTTTCCTACGAAAAGAGTGTAGATAAAATCGAAGCTGGGGAAACAGAAAATATAAAGAAATACAGTGGATGTACCATTTATAATGCTGATATATTACCCGATATCGCCGATTATCTTTTAGGTTATCATGCCTTGAGAAAAAAGGTTGAAATGAAGTACCTGGTTGACTTAGAGCAGGTAGGAAATTGGGCAAATATAAATTCGATTGGTGGAAAGACATCGACAACATTGATTGAGAGCCAGACGCTTGATTTGACAGGTGGATTTATCGCAACTGCAACATGCATGGGATACTCAATTGTCGTTACCGAGGATGTGTTTGCCGGAACTGAATTATATACGGGAGGAGATGTGCTGATCTGATGAATTACAATCCAATTAATCCTTATTATGACGAGATTAGAAAAGAAAATCTGAAGCTCACAAAGGAAAACAAAGCTTTAAAAGAAGAAAATGAACGTCTGAAAAGTGAGGTGGTTGCTTATGCTGGTGTGGATGCAGACAGTGACGGACCGGTCACAGAGTGATGTTGATCGTGTGTTGGAGTTACTGCAGAAGGGATGGGAAAGATTTAGCGCAGACGAAAAAACAGAATGGCTTGCCGGGATGAAAGGCGCACTGAATCGGTCAGATATGCAGAGAATCCAGAATAACACAAAGTTATTATCAGATGTGCTGGAACTTAATCTTACGGTTGCAGACGTTCCAGAACATCCAAATGAGACATTTTTAATATCAGTCATAAATAACACAGAGGTTATCAGAAATGCGTACATGATTCATGGAGACACGCCGCAGACACCGAGTATGCCAGTCAATACATACCAGAAGATGAATGATATTGAGAAAATATTGGATGATGTGTATGGAATTTTACTTAACAACTTCAATTATTACTGTGGATCAGAGATATATGCCGGAGATGATACCGGACTATTATTATAGGAAGAGAGGACATATTATGGGATTTACAAAGAAAACATGGAAAAATCGAATTGCAGAGTATATTAACCGCAGACTGATTACGATGGAAGATGGCAGCACAAATCTTGTGACAGTTGCAAGGGATGAAGGAACAATCTCGCAGGAGGGTGATGCTTTTAATGCTGCCAATATGAATGATCTGGAGGACAGAATTGAAGCCGAATTCAATGAAGTCACCCAGAGTTTAACTAACATTAACAATTCAAAAAGAGCTTATATTAAATTAGTACTTCCAAACGTTGCGGCTGATGCAAAAACTGTCTGCGATTATATAAATAAAAATTATCTGCTGGGACAGTTATCTCCTACATATACAGTCGCATTTGATGTAGTTGCGTCAAATGCAGATTGGTTTTCTGGTACTTTGTCCACGGATTCGACTGCATTATCCGCTGGAAGGACTGTTTGGGGTATCGTACAGCAACGTACTGCATCAGCAGAAAACAGCACTTTATATAAATACTTTGCAAGTGGAACAGGAGGTGCTAGTTCAGTAAGTGCTCTTGACCATGTGAAATCATTTATTGACGTTAGCACAATTTTAAAAAGTTATACAACCATCGCCGCTGGTGCAACAGTAACTTATACAGCAACAAGAGATTGCTTTGTAAACGTGTCTGCATATGCACACGGAAGTGGTCAAAATACAAAAATATATATTAACAGCATCTGCATTTTTAATCCGTATACTAATAATGGTTCAAATGCCGGGTTGATTATTGTGCAAAAAACTGTACCGCTAAAAACAGGACAGACAATCAAAATTGAAAATGGAACTTATACTACAAGTGATTATGCTATTTTCGCTGCATTTTAAATATTATAGTTAAAATTAGCGATTATCTGGCAAGATATTACTGTTAACGGAGACTAGACTTTAATTTGACCGTCAGTACTAACCCACCATTACCCCGGAAGAGTCTCATTTATTGATAATAAACGGCTATATTAGCATCTGTTGTAACATCGCTTCCTGAAAAAAGAAAATTTTGAAGGCTTATACCTTTATTCGTATTATCCTTTATAATTACTGCACCAACCCAACCTGGTTCATTTGATCCAAAATAATAATTCCCGTTATCGTCTTGTGTGAAATAGCAAGACATTCGATAATTATTATAATAGGCTATAATGTGTAATTCTTTATAATTTATATTGCTGAAATCAAAATACCTACCTTCTGTTTTTACTTGTTTCCAAGTTAAACTCTGGTTATGCGAAGTAAAATGGAACAAAAAATTATTCTGAAATATTATAATTGAATTATACAAAAGAAAGGAAGATGATCCAATGGAGATGTTAAAAGAAACGTACACGATTGCTTTGCCTATCGTTCTGACAGCATTAATGGGATACATAGTGTGGCTTTTGAAAAACCAGAAGTCAGACAGAGATGCGAATAGTAGAGGAACGATGCTTTTGCTTCGTGTACAACTGATTGAGTACCATGATAAATACATGGCTCTCAAAGAAATTCCATCCTATGCCTACCAGAATTTTATGGAAATGTACAATGCCTATCATGCGTTGGGCGGCAATGGAATGGTCACAAAGATGAAACACGAAATTGAAGAGCTTCATTTGAAGCAGAAAGAGAGGATTTAAACATGACAGATTTGGGATTTTTAACAGAATTTATGGTGCCTGTGATCGTAGGCATTTGCCTTTGTGTAGGTTATGTCGTAAAGAAGTGGATCAAGGATGTTGATAATAAATACATCCCTACCATTTGTGCGGTATTAGGTGTGCTTTTAGCCATTTGGATTAACAGATGGACAGTTACAGCACCTATTTTATTAAGTGGATTATTCAGCGGTCTGGCAAGCACAGGACTGCACCAGTTATTTAAGCAGTATATTGAAAAGAAGGAGGAATAAAAGAATGGTTATTAACGTACATGCAGGACACAACCCGGACGGAAAAGTAGCATGTGGAGCTATCGGAATCATCCGGGAATCAACAGAAGCAAGAAATGTAAAAAATGAGGTTATCAGACAGCTTAAATGCCTCGGGCATACCGTGTATGACTGTACGGTTGACAATGGCACAAGTGCAAATAATGTGCTTTGTAACATCGTAGGTAAATGCAATTCTCATGCGGCTGATCTTGATGTATCTATCCACTTTAATGCAGGTGCGAAGGATATGTCTGGAAACGGACGGACAACAGGTGTAGAAGCATATATTTATAGTGATAATAGCAAAGCAAAACCATTTGCAGAGAAAATTGTGAAAGCAATTGCAGCACTTGGATTTAAAAATCGTGGTGTGAAGATTAACAAAAAGCTTTACGTGCTCAATCACACAAAAGCACCTGCGATGCTGATTGAATGTTGCTTCGTGGATGATAAAGACGATGTAGCACTGTATGACTTTAAGAGCATGGCAAGTGCAATTGTTTACGGAATTACCAGACAGCAGTACATTGAACCATCCAATAACACATCTGATGACGATGCTGCAACTTCTGGATCAGAGACAAGCGTAGGTGATAAAGATTCTATTTATCGTGTACAGGTCGGAGCGTATCGCAACAAAGCAAATGCTATTTCCTTGCAGGAAAAATTGAAAGCAGCAGGATTTGACGCTGCGATTGTAAAAGCGTAAAATAAATGGCGGTTAGAATTTCTAATCGCCCTTTTTAATAGACTTGTACTAATTGATGTTAACCTTTGGAATACGCCAATCAGCGACCAAAATCTGCAACCTGGACAGTGACCGGAAGCGCGGCTTTCGTCCTCGGAAAAGAGAAGGGA